ACCTCGTCCGTTATTGCCAACGCATTTATCACGTTAAGCCCTATGTCTGGCGGGTTATCTATGATGCAGTAATCATAGTGCCATAACTTGCAAGCGCTATACCGCTCCGTCTGGTTTTCGTTTTCCTCTTTGGTTAAATTCCATGTAGCGCCGAAAAGTGACATATTCGCCGTGATAATGTCTATGCCCTCATACTCCGTATGCTGTATTATTTCCTCTGGGTTTAACCATTCCCCGCTAAGCAGCTTTGTTATCGGCGCTACGCTCTCTGCGTCGTATCTTCCGTATGCCTTGCTTAAGTTACCCTGCTTGTCATTATCCAGCAGCAGGACTTTATAGCCCCTGCGGTAAAGCTCATACGCCATATTTGCCGCTGTAAAGGTCTTGGCTACGCCGCCCTTTAAGTTCAAAATGCTTATTGTTTTCATTCTCTGCCTCTCTTTCTGCGCCGCCTCTAGCGCATTGTGATTGTTTCCTGCTCTTCTGTAAGCTCTTCTGGGTACAATAAATACCGCTCTATCAGTTCTGCCGCCAGCTGCCAGCTGTAGCACACCGCCGTATAATATCCCTGCTGCCGCAGAAACTCTAACCAGCGTTTCTGATTTTCCGTTGTGGTGTTCCTGCCAGCCTTAAGCTCTATGTATAGCCCGTGGTATCCTGCCCGTACTGCTGGTAGCACAACGTCTGGCACTCCCGCCTTAACGCCCTGCCTCTTAAGCGCCGTGGCTGTCGCCTTGTCCCTTTTGCCGCCGTTCGGTACATGATGCAGATACTCTAACTCTGGCATACGCCCCAGCTGGTACGCAGCCCAGCTAAATAGCGCCTCTTGGTGTCCGCTCTCGTCGTCCAGCCTAAAGTTTCTCATTTTCCCGCTCTCTCCTTTCCGTGGTTTTCCTCTCTTTGGTTCTGTGCCAGCACGTCTGCCCTGCATAGGTCGTAATACTCACACCATAGGCAGCAGTGCTTACAGTTTTTGCCTCTCTGGAATAACTAGTATAAAAGCCTCTGCCTCATTCCCTATGCCCCTCTGTCGTCGTTATCGTTCCAGCGTTCCCAGTTCCTCATATCCTCGCTTGCGTGCTGTATCGCCACTGCTGCCGCCCCTACTGCTGCCAGCCCTAAACTCAAAAGCGCTGCGCCTGCTGCCGCCACAATCCCTATAACCTTGCCTGCCTGCATCTTATCCACCCTCTTTCTCTAATTTGATTAGCGTATATCTGAAATAGCCGTACCCGTAATACTCTGGGCTATGTACTCCCTTGCTTACACTGTCCTTGTCTACGTAGTAGCCTTTTATCGGTCTTGCCTCTGCCTTAAACCATTCTCTGTCTGAAATTATCCTTATCTCTGGCTCTGGTCTTACTAAATTCTTGCTACAGTTCCAGCGCTTGCCTTGTAGCGCCCCGTCCTCTGTCTTTCTGTGTGTGTCTGTATATTTAATCAAATATGCTGCCAGCTCTGCATACTGCCCGCTGTCGTCCAGAGGAAACACTTTTACTCTGTTATGCCCCTCATACGCCTTATACCAGCAGCGTTGTAATACCTCTGTGTCAATCTTGTTTACAACTAAGTGGTGGTGTCTTGCCCCTTTGCTGCCTATCTCCATTACGTGTATGTACTTAAACTCTAACCCAGCCTTTTTATACTCCTTGCGGCACTCCCTCAAAAATATATCTATGTCTTTCCGCATCTGCTCTCTGGTTCTCTCTGGCTCTCCCTTTTTCCGTATGTAGTCCAGCACTAAATGATAGTCGCCATAGCCATAGTTTGCATTTATCAGAATACGCAGCTTTCTTTCTGCCTGCCTTGTGTTTATTTTCTCCTGCTGCTCTGTGGTGGGCTTAACCTTATCCCCCCTCTTTATCCCCTGCTTTTTATATCTGCTCGTAAAATAGCGCTCTATCTCTATGGTTTTACCCGCCCTTGTAATCCTCTCAATGTATGGCATATACTTTTACTCCTTTAAGGTCTACTTTGTCGGAAAGCTAATAGTTTTATCAAGTGATAAAGCAGGCTCAAAGCCCGCAATTTTCTTGATATTTTCGCCATACAGTGATATACTGGGTTTAGGTTATAAAAGCTGTATAGCTTAGCCCCTATGGTATTCCAGTACCGTAGGGGCTTTTCACTTATCCACTTGTAAAATGTTTCTCTGCATACTCGTAAGCCTCTTTGTGGGGCTTAATGCAGCGGTAGCCCGTGCAAGTATGTAGCCTACTGCCCCTGCAAAACTCGCAGGCGTGCAGCTTTGCGTACTCGTCCAGCCACGCCCTGCGGTCATACTCCAATTTGTAGCGCAGCTTGTCTGCGTTCACTACCTCTATGCCTGCTGCATCTGCCGCCGCTATTTCGGCACTCATTCCCTCGCTTATCCCGTACTTAACGCCCACTATCACAAAATCGCAGCTTTTCAGCAGCGCTAAGCCTGCTGCCATGCCTGCCGCCCGTTCCTCTGGCTTGTCCTCATTTAAGCTCTGCGTCATATATAAATGTGGCGTAATCGGCGCTAATCCCGCCTCTATCGCCTGCTTTGTAAGCGCCTGCGCATAGTCTATGTTTCTGTCAAGCTCTGCGCCGTCCTTTGCCCTATACGGGCTGCATATGTATACTTTCCTCAATTCTAAAGCTCTCCTTTCAACGCTGCCGCTATCGCCTTATATTCCCGCTCTCTTTCCCTTATCTGCTCTTCCAGCTCGTCAAGCCGCTTAAACAGCTTATTTACCGTACTGTCTGGCAGCTCTTCCCCGCTATGCACTAAAACCTTGATTATTTCCAGACTGTCTACGGCGTTCAGCTCTGCAAGTATTTGTATTTGCTGCGCCTTATGCTTTGCGCTGCGGTAGCTGTAGCATATTTCACGGGCGCTCATTGCCTGCCTTTCCCTGCTCTTGTAATACTTTAAGGCTACGGATATGCGATACTCTAAATAAACACGTCCTACATTCATTGCTTATACCGTCAGTTAAAAAATACAAATTCTTTGGTATGTATAAATTAGGATTGTTCCTATAGCTCTCTTCTCCCGTTTTTCTTAAATATCCCTCGATTGTTTCCCCGTCGAATAGCCGTATTTTTACATTTCTCCCTATGTTCTCTTCTAATTGCTTTCTATTCATGCGCCGCCCGCCTCTTTCTGTTAATCAGCTGTACCGATACCTCATAAGCCGTGCGCCGTTCCCTGCTGCCGCTGTCGGTATCAATAACCTTTTCATACTGGCGGCTCTGGTATCTCCCCAGCAATTCTACCGTGTCGCCCTGCTGCCAGCCTGCCACCTCGTCTGCCTGCTCCTGCCAGCAGATGCAGGGAATAAAACACTTGTTACCCGTCAGCTCATTTTTTACTATGACGGAAATATCAGTAATGCGCTTGCCCCTCGGTGTCGTCCTATATATAGGCTCATGCGCAATAATTCCCCGTAGCGCTACGTCGTCCTGCATCATAGGGCATTTTACCAGCCCCACAAAATCTGCCAGAATGAATACCAGCACCTTACCGCTCTCAAAGTCCTTAAGCGTCTGTACTGCGCCAGTGACTATAACTTTGCTGCCCTCTGTAAGATACTCTTTAAGCGTCTGCCCGTCCCTCTGCTGCCCTACGTCTACCTTGCCGTCCGTAAAGGCTACTATAACCTCGTCCAGCGTCCCCCGTGGGCGTGGTGTTTCAATCTTTGCCAGATAACCGTTAAAACACAGCCCGCAAAGCTCCGTAACCTCTTCTATCTCTTTCAGTTCCCCTGCCAGCCCTGCTGCATTGTCCTTTATGCCGCCTGCTGTCAGCTCTTCCATAATCGCCGTGTTTATGTCCCGTAAAAAATCTGGCTTATTATCCTGCTCTTTTCTCATGCCTTACTATTTCCTTTCCGCTGTAGCTTTCCAGCATTTCTATTGCCCGCTGGTAGCACGCTATCTCTGTGTCCTCTTTTACTTTGCAGATGCAGCGCCCTTTTCTGTCGCCCTCATACTCCCAGATTTCAATGAAGTTATTACCATATATGTCAAAGTGGCTATGCTCTCTTAAGCTGTGCCTCTTCTGTAGCGGTCTGTATATCTAGTAGTATTTATGTATAAGCGCCCTGCGTTCCTCGTCGTTCTCTTCCATGCGCTGCCCTCACTCTCCCAAAAGTATTACTTAATCCTGAATAGGTATTACTTTTTAGACGCCAGCCCGTCATACTTTAGCCGTCTGTACTCTGCTGCCATGTTCCGCACTTTATCAGAAAAGCTGCGCCCCTCTACGCCCTCTATAACTTCCAGCGTTTCAGTATCAATTTTTATGCTTTTCTGAATATTTGCGCCTACGTGCTGGTAGTTCCCGTTTTTCCATGTATACATATTGTTTGCCCCTCTTTCGTTACGAAAAGAAAGCAGTGGGTATAAGCTCGTAGCCGTCTATATCCTCATTTTGTAACGGCTTATCATACTCAATATAGCCCCATGCAAGCCGCCCTATCTCCGCTACATATTTCCGCTTATTGAAATTATGGATATGCGCAACTCGGTTATCCTTTGGCTTTGGGTACGTTCCTGCCGATACTGGGCGCTGTGTGCTGTAATATCTATATTTCATTGTCTGCCTCTCTTTCTGTGTGCCTTTTCCGCTTGTATTTGCAGTAGTGCCACACACAATTTACTTTATAACTGTTCTGTAAGTAGCCCTCGCTCTGGCAGCTACCATTACTGCCGCCATAAAATACACATTCCTTACAATAATCTGGGTGGCACGGGTGTAAAATGATTTCTGCCATACTATTTTTCTGGCATCTGGTACAGCCTCGGTATTACTGCTGCCATAGGCGGCGTAGCCTCACTGCCTATTAAAAGCCCCAGATTGCCCGCCGCATACAAATACTGCCCGCATATCTTCTCTATCTCGTCCAGTATCTCTATACAGCGCTCTTTACTCTCATACTCCCCCAGCTCTTCTAAGCAGCCGTCAGAAATGCAAATAGTGTGCCGCTTTTGGTCTGCCTCACTGCTGCCCCGCTTTTTCTTTATGTCCTCATACTCCCCGTACTCTATGCAGGCGTAATTACCGCCCAGCCTATACAGCTTTTCTTTATTCTGGCTGCGTATGTATACCTCGCTCATTTTCTACCTCGCTTTCTATCTCTCTCCAAATACAGCCATAGCCTCTGCTAAAATCTCCTGCGTAGGCAAATAGCATATTTCTGTATTCTGATAATCTGTGTGGTGTGTTAAAAAATACTCTTCGCAAGCCTGCTGCTCTGTCAGCCCCTCTAGCATCAGCGCCCATATTATTTCTCTTTCCTCTTCTACAAGCGCCCTGCCGTCATTGATAATATCCATGTTTAACGGCTGCTCTGCTTTTGTGTTCACTTCCTGCAAATACCAGCCCGCCTGCTTATATTCCTCTAGGCGCTCTGGCGTTAATATGCTGTACTCGTCTGGGAAAATCTTCACTTCATGCGGCGTATAGATTTTTGCACACTGCCTGCCGTATTCGTCTACACCTATCAATGTCTTTATTTCCGTTCCGCTGCCAACTTCAACGGCAGCTTTCCCCTCTCGCACAAAAGGCACAGCCCAGTAAATGCCGTAAATCTGCGGTGCTATTGCGTCCGATACTGGCAGGCTCTTAATAATCATTACCCAGTTGCCCGACGTAATAAGTGTTCGCTCGTCCCGCCTTTCCCTGCTACCGTCGCCCCATATATCTACATAGTTTCTTTTAAATCCGTACTCGTCTACTGCTGCCTCTGTGTATCCTCTTCCCATGTTCTGCCCTCTCTTCTGTTTCAAAGTAATAGTCATTCACTACCAGCTTTTGCCTGCTGAATATCAGCGCCAGCCCCAGCGGTACTGTGATAAGTGCTATGGTAGCGTCGCCCTCTAAAATCCATACCGCCAGCACGGTAAATATCAGCGTTGCTACTCCTAGCCCCCTCTGCTTAAGGAAATACCAGCGGCGGGCTTGTCTGTCCTGCTGCCTCTGCCGCCTTGCCTGCTGCCAGCGTCGCATATCCTCTAAGGCATTTGCGTAGCCGTTTATATAACTGTCCTCATACTCCTTATATGCTGCTCTCATTTCCTGCCTCTTCTGGCGGCAGCCTGCATTACTGCTACCGCCACCGTGATATACAATTCCTTGCCTTGCCAAATCCCTTAAACTCTCCTTTTCGGCGGCGCTCTCTGTCTTTCCATGCCTCTGTACTCCTGCTCTGGCGTGATATTTACCGTGTGGGCTGCTTTTCACATTAAAAAGCCGCAGAAAACTTGTTGACCGTCCACATACTCTCTAGCTGGTATGACCGCTGCTATTTTTCCACGGTATCCAGATGCAGCTATTAGCCTGCTGCCCTCTGGTGCAGGCTCGCCATGCCTGCTACCAAAACCGCCCTGCTGGAATTGAACCAGCGCCCCGCTATAGGCTTGTACTGCTATAGTCAGTTTTAACAAGCTCGGTATTCTGCCATTAAATTAAGGGCGGGTGCTGGCGGCGCTGCCGCCTATTCGTCAAATATGCTTAACTGCCTATTTTCCTGCCTTATGTCCTCGTCTATGTCGTCTATATCCATACATTCATTGAAAACGCTTTGCAGGCTCTTTGCCTTTTTCCATGTGTGCTGTATCTTCATTTCTGCCCGTACATACTCTGCCGCCATTTCTGGGTATCTCTTCATATTCTCTGCGGCGTGGCGCTCTGGCATAAACATACAAAACATACAGCTACACCTACCGACGTATTCATAGCACGGGTGCGGCTCTAGCTTAAGCTCCCTGCCCTGCTCAAACATTTTGCCTTTTTCATAATCTAGGCAAGGTCTGTACCAATGGCACGTAAAATCTGCTACCCGCTTTGTCTTAAGCGTCGTGCTGTGATATTCCAGTTCTGGCAGCTTTGCCCGCCCCGTGCTTTCGTCCCTGCGCTCCCCAGATACAAATAAGCACTTTGCGCCTAGCTGCTGCCTATGCTGCCGTATCCATTTGTCAGTTACCGCCGTTTTCAGATAAGCCGTACACCATCTGTTTTTCATGTCTGGAAACTTAAGCCGCTCATTCAGCAGCAGCCCTAAAAAGCCTCTGGTATCCGATAACAGAACGGGCTTAACTCCCATGAACGCCGCCACCTTGTAAAACAGTGCTACGTTTTCTGGATACTCGCAGCCAGTATCACAATAAAGCAGATATATCTTTTCTTTTGGGAAATTCTTAACCGCCCAGTACAGCGCCCCCGTGCTGTCTATCCCGTTTGAGTAGCTTACTATTACGCTGGTATACTCCAAATCGCTTAATAATCCCTCTGTCGGTACTATCTTTGTGCGTGCCATTGTGTTTACCTCTCTTTCGTTTCAATCTGAATAGCCGTAACAGCTCTTATCTGTCGTACCGTCGCTATAGTAATTGTCTGCCCAGTCCATGCCGTCTGCGTGGTACTCGCTGCTGTATACGCCCACTACCTTGCCAGCGTCAAACTCTTCCAGCCTTTTTGCTTTCACTTCCCTTGCCATGTTCGCCCAGAAACTATGCTCTCCCCAGTGCCTAACCTCTGCCTCTATCTTTCTGTCATATACAGCCTCTAACTCTTCCCT